TCTGCACCCAGGCGTCTTCGTCGTGGTGGTACAGGTAGGCCAGGGTGTTGCTGACGACGTACAGCGCTAGGTTGTCCACGTCGTTGGGGTCGTAGGCGATGAAGGCTGCGGCCACCGTTGCGGCTGGCGCGGGCGTCATGAACTGCCACTCTTTGCGGTGCAGCAGGGGTTTGTTGTTCTGCGTTGCCATGTCTTAGCCCACCATGCGGTCGATGTTGGAAGCCGCCGCGAGGTTCATCAGCGCGGGGATCTGAGGGGTAGCCTGCAGACCGCCGATCGCGGTCTGGTTGGCCACGTTGCCGACCGTTGTAACGGTCGTCACGGTGGTGACGGTGCCCACCGTGGTGATCGTGGTGATAGTGCCGCCTTGCGACTGGATGCGCAGCGAGCCATCGACGCCGCGGGCCGACATCAGCGGCGCCAGCGCCTGCAGGATGTTGCCCAGCAGGGCCTCGTCCTCGCTCGACAGCGTGAACGACACGGAGCCCTCGCGGTCTTTCTGGCCCAGCGCCGGCAGCTTGGCGCTCAGCGCCGCCAGCGTGGCATCGTCAGCCGCCTTGAACGGCGCACCCGTGCCCGGGTCGGACGGCAGATAGGCCCCGTGATGCTCGCCGCCGATCAGATGCGTGGCCAGCGGCACCAGCGCATCGTTGGCGTCTTTGGCCGGAATGTTTGACATGGCTTAGACCTCGGTGGTGGTGCTGCTGCTGATGCGGCCAGCGCTGTCGCGCTCGATGCGCGTGGTACTGGTGCGGGCCGGCATCTCCAGCGCCACGTTGATGGCCGGCGCCGGCATCTGCGCCTCGAGGTTGACCTGCGGCGCGGCCACGTCCACCTGCACGGCGGCGGGCTGCACTTCGTTGACCACCGTCACCGAGGCCGGCGCCACGTTGACCACCGGCGCGGCCACGTTGATCACCGGCGCAGGGGCCGGCGCCTCGACGCGCAGCGCGAGCTCGACTGTCTTGCCTTCGGCCACGTAGCCGCGCGTCATGCGCATGGCGTTCTCCACGTCGGGGTTGCCGGCCACGGCCGGCTGGGCAGCGCGCCGGCGGGCGGCGGGCTGGTCGTCTTCGGGGTCGTCGGCGTCGTCGTCATCGCCCTGCTCGGCGCCGTCGCCTGGCGATGGCCGCGACGGCCGCGGGGTGGACGCCGCGGCGGGCCGCAGGCTGACGCCGAACTCGGCCGCCAGCTGCTGCTCGCGCTGCTTGGTGGCGAGCACGTCTTCGATGTCGACGCCGTTGCGGGCGTTGTAGTCGGTGACGGTGCCCAGGCCGTTGTCGATGGCCATGATGGCGGCCTGCACGTCTTTGAGCGGGTCGACCCAGCCCCAGCGGCGCGGCATCCACAGGTGCTGCTCGAACTTGGAGCGCTTGGCCAGCGGCAGCGCGCTCTCGCCGTTGCGGCTGATCTGGGTGATGGCGCCCGCCGCCAGGGCGTAGCGCAGCCACTGATCGAAGATGGGGTCGACGATCTGCTCGATGAACCAGTCCTGCAGCACCATCCACTCGTCGCGCTCTTCGAGCACGCCGCTGCGGATGCTGGAGAAGTTCACGCCCTCCAGATCGCTGGCCAGGCTGTTGTAGCTGACGCCCAGGCCGCTGGAGATGCCGCGCAGCGTGGCCTTGCTGAAGGCGTCGAACTGGTCGTGCGGGTAGGCGGGGTCGAAGGTCTCGAAGCCCACACCCGGCGGCAGCACGCCGAACTGGCCCGGCTCGGCGTTGGTGTAGGGCACGCCGTCGCTGGTTTTGCCGTCTTGCGGGATCTGGTCGGGCTCGGGGGTGGTGAAGAACCCCATCTTGCTGGCACCGATGCGGGCGGCGATGACGGCGGCCTCGCGGTAGCCGCCCAGGTCATTGAGGCGGCGCATGGCGGCGTGGGCCCAGGGCACGCCGCGCGTCTGCTCGGGCTCGAGCGGCAGGAAGACGTGCACGATCTGGTCGGCGGGCACGCGCTCGCGGTCGAGCGGGCCGGCCTGCACGCCGGTGGTGCCGGGCAGTTTGCGCAGCAGGTGGTAGGCCAGCGGGCGGTGGTCGGCGTCGACCTCGATGCCCATGATGATGGCGTTGCGGCCGGCGCCCACGTCGACGTTGTACCGGGTGTCGATGCGCTCGACGTCGAGCACCTGGATCTGCAGGCCGTAGGTGCCGCGGCCCGGGCGCAGGCGGATGAGCGCTTCGCCGTCGCGCGGCAGGTCGGTGGCCACGGCGCGCATCAGGCTCCAGAAGCCCTGGCGGCCGGCCACGTCGCAGTTGCTCGGTTTGCACCAGCGGCCGAAGTGCAGCTCCACGGCGGCGGCGGCCAGGCGGTCGAGCTGCTGGCCGTCCATCGGGCGGCTCTGCAGCACCATGCGCTGGCCGACCACGTTGTTGCGCACCATGCGCAGGAACTTGGCCATGTACTCGTTGTTTTTGGCCAGGTCGCGGCTGCGGCGGCGCAGGCGGTCCAGATCGCTCTTGAGCTCGTGGTCGATGCTGGCCTGGGTGGCGAGCCAGCTCTCCGTCAGGCGGTTGACGGCGGCGGCTTCGAACTTGCGCCGGTAGCCGGGCGCGGCCGCGGCGGGCTTGGGCTTGAAGATGCCGCGAAGGGTGCCGAAGAAGTTGGCCATGGTCAGAGCCTCACGACAAGCGAGCCAGCGCTGGGCAGGCCGCGGGCTGCCGCCTGCTGGTTGCGCACTTCCCAGCGGTAGCGGTCACGCACGGCCAGCAGCTCGGCCATGGGGATGAACTTGAGCGCGCGCTGCCCGATCTGCAGCTCGGACTGCGCCGCGGTGGCGCGGCCTTCGATGACGGCCTCCACCGCATCGAGCACGCGCTCGGCGTGGGTGCGGCTGTCGGCGCCGACGGCAGAGGTGGCAGGGTCGGCATGCACGAGCAGCTGGCCGGATGCCAGGGTGTAGCGCTCGCCGGCCCTTTCGACCCAGCTGGCCCAGCCGTAGCGGCCAGCGGCCCAGGTGGCGGTGACGGTGGCGGCCACCTGCACCTTGTACACGTCGCCCTCGTTGGTGGCGGTGGCGGTGTGCGGCACGCCGCTGCCCACGCCGGCGGCGCGGGGCGTGAAGCGCACGCGCAGCACCCAGCCCGCGCTGGGCGGGTAGTCTGGCGCCGTGGCCGAGTAGTTGAGCGTGTCGCCCGCGATCAGGGTGTCTTGCATGGCTGGGCTCTCAGAGACTGGTGTCGCCCAAGATGGGCGGGTTGGCGCGCAGCTGCTGCGTCTGCTGCTCGGGGCCCTGCAGCAGCACCATCACGGCGCCGGGCGCGCTGAAGGGCAAGCCGCCGCCCACGGTGACGATGACGGGGAAGGCGCCCACGTAGACGCCGTCTTCCTCGAGCGCCACCGCGGCGGCGTAGACCCCATCGGCCAGGCCGACAAACGAGCCGCTGCTGGTGTCGTCGAGCGGCAGGCCGCTGGGGAAGGTGTGCGCCTCGATCCAGTAGGCGTACTCGCGCGAGTTGCTGGCCGGGAAGCGCAGGCTTGGGTACATCCAGGCAGGCCCGCCGGAGCCAGCGCCGGGGATGGTGGAGCCCAGCACGCCGGTGGTGCACAGGCCCAGCCGCCGCTCGCCGCCGGGGTACTGCTGGTTTAGGTTGCGCAGCATCAGGCTCAGGCCAGGGTGAGGAACTGCGCAAACACGCGGTCATTGGCCATGGTCGGGCCCGGCCGCGTGCCGATGAGCACCATGCCCTGGCCGGCCACGTTGTGGCTGACGGTGACGCGGCCTGCAGCGTCGGTGGTGGCGGTGGTGTTGACGGGCGCGGTGATGCTGCCCGGGCGGCCGGCGGGGCACCAGGTGAGGTAGACCAGCGTGCTGGCCAGGGGGATGCCGGCGACGGCAATGACGTCGGTTTGCGCGGTGAAGGTGCCCGGGGGTGGCGGTGGCGGCGGGCTGCCGGCATTCACCGTCAGCGTGGCATTGCTCGAGGTCGCAGCCGGGGCCGTGTCGCCCGTGACGACGACGCTGTAAAGGTCGCCGTTGTTGGCGCTGCCGCCCGACACCGTGGTGGCCGGGGTGGTGTAGCTGCTCGACGTGGCGCCGCCGATGGGCGTGCCGTTGCGGCGCCATTGGTACGTGAGGCCCGAGCCGGTGGCGGTGACGCTGAAGGTGGCCGTGGCGCCGGCCGTGACCGTCTGGTTCGACGGCTGCACAGTGATCGTGGGGGCGGTGCCTGGCGCGCTGGGCGTGACGCTGTTGGACGCCGCGCTCTCGGACCCGTAGCCGTTCGCGTTCTGCGCCGCCAGCGTGAAGGTGTAGGCCGTGCCGTTGCTCAGGCCCGTGTGCGTGATCGGCAGCGTGGCACCCGTGATCGTGCTGCCGCCTGGCGTGGCCGTCGAGCGGTAGCCGGTGATGGCCGAGCCGCCAGTGCTTGCCGGCGCGGTGCCGTTGACCGTGGCCTGCGCGTTGCCGGCCACGGCGGTGCCGATGGTCGGTGCGCCTGGGACCGTGCTCGGCGTGAAGCTGGCCGTGCTGACGACGTTGGACGGGCCGGTCTGCGCGAAGTCGGCAATCAGCGCCGTGCCGTTGGTGAGGCCCGTCAGGTTGAAGTCACGCGCACCGCTCGCGCCGCTGGTGATGGTGGCCGTGGGCGAGGCGAGAACCTCGGCCGCCGTCCACGCCGGGGCCGCTGCTGCGCGGGTGCGAACCGCCAGCGTCGAGCTACCCGAGGGCGCCGTGTCGGTCGTCACGCGCACCGTGGCGATGCCGTTGCCGGTGCTGACGACGGTGGGGCTGGAGAGGACGGCGCCGGTGTTTACCTTCTCCATCGACACATGCGCGATGAAGGTGGCATTCGTGCCGCCCGCGTGGTTGCCCAGGTCGAGCACCATCTGCGTGCCGGTGAAGGCCAACTGCGCCGCCGCGTTGTTGCTCGCCCAGTTGGCTGCCGACGTGCGCAGCACCCCGGTTGCATCAAGCCATTCGGCCGTGCCCGTGCCTGCGTTGATCGTTGCTAGAGCCGCCCCGCCGTCACCGTCTCGAATGACGCAGCGATGCGTCTGCGCGTTGTCGTTGTCGCCAAGGGCCAGCCGCACGTCGTAGGTGCCGGCGCCCTCTGGGAGGTCGAAGTAAAACTTGAACAGTCCCGCCGAGTTGTTTTTCTGCGCGCCACCAGCGAGCCGCCTGTCGATGCCGTTGCTGCGGTCGCGGCTGTTGGCGTTGATGTCAACATCAAAGCCGAAAGTTTTGCCGCTGCGCGTCGTCGGGTACGCTTCCGAGAGCGAGTAGGTTTCGCCTGTGCCGTCGGTGACGTAGCCGCTGGAAGCGCGGAAGTTGATGCCGTGGTAAGCCATGCTCAGAGCCTCGGGTCAGTCCAGCCAGCGGGGATGTAGGCCCAAATCTGGCCCGGGTTGTCTTGAGTTGGGAACAGGCCCACGCGCATGTCGTCAGCCCAGCGCCAGCGGCCGGCGATGGGGTTGAACGTCTCGCCAGAGACCGGCGTCACGGGCGGCACGCTGCCGCC